TGCAGCAGCGCCAAGCAGTTCGATGTCACTCCAGAATTGTCAGATGATGATCATGATAACACGACGTAGGCTACTCGAACTGCTTGGCGCTGCTGCACTAGTTCCGTTGTTGCCGAGTATCGACTTTCCAGTCATCAGTTATCCGATACAGTTTGTCTCCGATGGTTCAATGCCGGAAGGTCTCCTTGAAGGCGTTACTTACTACGTAACGGCGATCGGTCCTAACAGTTTTTCTATTGATGTGTAATCGGCGATGTCACTCCAGACTCGCAAGATACCGATCCGCCTTGCCCTTCGCCATGAAGGCAACTGGTGGAATGCCTATGTAGCCGAACCTGGTACCATGAAAGGTGCCACGCTGATCGGCTCGGTGATGATCGGCCCGTTGATGGCAGACCCTGCGCTGAAGGACAGGTTTCTCAAGCTGATGAAAGACGTGATGGCTCACGGCATCAAAGATGTTCTTGGTCGCGAGCCTGACAGCTACGATGTCCATGAGTCTCCTGAAAGCGAACGATCTGGCAACGCATGAAGTGGGATGCCATCACTGTGCTGATAGCAGTGATGGCTTTTGTCGCTTCTGCTAATCTTTTCTTCTTCATTCGCTTGATATTAGAGTGGACGGTCTTGTCATCTTCTAAGTCAGAATGTGGAAAGGTGTGCACGCCAGACAAGTGCAGCTGCTGGGACGCAGAACAGAAGCGACGCCGTGATGATCTCGACAGACAGGCCTTAGTTCATGAACGTGAATCCTCGCATCTTCGATCGTGACAAGTTCGAGACGATCGTCAATCGCGAGATGATCTATGCCCGTCGCAGCTTTGCCGACTATCGCAAGATGATCCGGCCTGGCATGCACTGGAACTGGTTCACCGAAGAGATCAGCGTCGAGCTTCAGAAGTTCTACAATGACATGGTCGCCGGCAAGCGTCCTAAGCTGGCGATCATGGCGCCGCCGCAGCATGGCAAGTCTAGCGTAGCCGAGGACTTCGTATCGTGGCTAGCTGGCAAGGCGCCTCACCTCAAGACGATATATGCATCGTACTCCGAGGACCTTGGCGTCAGGACCAATCTCAACGTCCAGCGCGTCATGAAGACGGAGAAATACCAGAAAGCCTTCGACACCAGGATTGATCTGTCGGGTTGGATCTGCAACACTGGCTTGATCGAATACGCCAACTCCACAGGTTCGTTTCGCAACACCACCGTTCGTGGTCCGATCAACGGCATGGAGCTGCATCTAGGTCTCATCGACGATCCGATGAAAGGTCGTGCCGAAGCGAACAGTGAGACGACGCGAAACGGCACATGGGAGTGGTTTGCCGATGACTTCGGTCCCCGCATGGCAGCCAATAGCGCCATGCTGTGGGTGATGACTAGGTGGCACGTCGACGACCCGCTAGGCCGGGCCATCGAGAAGTACGATGGCGTCAAGGTTCTCAAGTACAAGGCAATCGCCGAGCAAGATGAACCTTACCGCAAGAAAGGCGAGGCATTGTTTCCGACGTTCAAACCGATGGACTTCTTGCTCGAACGCAAGAAAGTCATGAGCGAAGCCAGCTGGGAAGCGGAGTACCAGCAGGAGCCGTATCTGATTGGCGGTGGGATGTTCCCCATCGACAAGCTGACCATCATTCCGGTGTTCGATCGTAATGAGATCATGAACTCGGTATTGGCGATTGACAAGGCCGGCACCAAGGACGGTGACGGCGCCTACACCGCCATGGTGCTGATGCACAAGCTGAAGAGTGGCAGGTTCTTGATCGAGAACGTGCTGCGTGGCAGGTGGGCGGCATTAGAACGCGAGCAGCTGATCAAGTCTGCTGCCGAGGCATGTCTCGCCAGCTTGTATCGGATCGGTGGCAACTTGACTGTTGTTGTCGAGCAGGAACCAGGCAGCGGTGGAAAAGAATCGGCTGAGGCGACGATCCGCAATCTTGCCGGCTTCAACGTCATCGCAGAGAAGGTGACCGGTGCCAAGGAAGTTCGCGCCGAGCCGTTTGCCGCTCAGGTTCAAGGCAGCAACGTGTGGATGGTGGCAGGACCGTGGGTCATCGATTTCTTGAAAGAGCTGGAGAGCTGGCCAAACGGAAAGACCTTAGATCAGGGTGACGCTGCATCGATGGCGTTCAACAACCTCACCAAGGACGGCTACGACCACACCTTGAGTGGATTCACGTGATGAGTGAAGAAGACGATCGCGATGATCTGATGGCAGCGTTCGAGGATTTTCTCGCTACGACGGCCATGTCATCGAAGCCTCTCCGGAAGAAGCTGGAGAAGATGATTGAGGCTAACGATCCGAAAGTATATGACGCTGCCATGGAGGCGTTGACGTCTCAGGTAGAAGACAATCCTTTCGTTCTCAACTATGGCAAGTTCGCCGAGAAGATCTTGCGATCTCGTGGCGGAGCAGGTCGTGCTCTCGAACAGCTGCTATTGAAGACGATCCACGATGATCCGTCGGTCCTCGAACGCAGTGGTCTGCTATCACCTGACGAGATCACGACTCTGAGAGATATGGCAGGCGTCAAGCCAAGGAGTCAATGACCGGGTCTCAAACCAAGGCAGCTACGATCCATCTATGGCAAACATGGCAACCGTCAGCGTCATCAAGCTTTCCTTCGAGCGATGCTTTCGCGTCATGCTCGAGTACGACGACGGTGACGTCTTCTTCAGCAGTGCCTCCTTCCTCGAGGAAGGAGAAGCCGAAGCGTTTGCCAGAACCTGGTCGCTCGAAAACATCGCGATTGACAAGATTTCCAAGCACTGATAGTGACATGATCTCCCCACCCTTTTTTGCAGTCCCTCTAACAGCGTCAAATTGAGGCTGTTAGGGAAAAGAGGCGGAAACCTCACTTACCTACCCAAATCAGGGATAAAGTGAGGTTTCAGAAAGGTACCTAAATCAGCGTCAAAATCAGCGTTGATTTAGGTACCTTTTGTTAAGTCATTGATATGGTTAGATAATCAAACCACACGGCCTAATTTGCTAGTGGCGACTTCTTGGATCTCTGACAGCTAGAGGGGCAAAAAAGACCTTCTAGCTGTCACTAACAAAAAAGAGGCCTGGCACTGGTTGGGCGCCAGACCTCGGAGTCACGGGTGTTTGCGTTCCAAGCAGCTGGATGTGAAACTCAGCAGATCGGACTTGTGATATAGTCACGAGAACTGAGGCACAATTATGTTTGCCACGAAAGTGGCAACGAGGCGCTGAAACCGCTGGTTGGCCAACCCTTAACCGGCCTGCCAATCCAGATGCTCCGGTGAACGCGCGGTGGACTGCACCGATGACCCGAGAGCATCGGCAGGTGCAGTCCCCATCATCTTGATTGGGTGACCGACATGAATGACCAGATCCAGAACGATGAAGCTCATCCTTGGCGACCGTCAGACGACCCAAAGAGTCAGAAGAAGACATGGCAGACTCCGCGGATCGTCGTCTATCCAGTTGACCGCACTGCTCTGCGCACTGCAGTAGCCGTAGATGGTCATCATCCAGGTAGCTGAAGGGGAAGGAACATGGGGAAGGACGAGTACATCTTCAAGGTGAAGGAAGACCCGGATTACTGGCACAATCGCGCTGAGGAAGCGCGGATGGTCATGGAGGCCACCGAAGACAGTGCCGCCAAGGCTACAATGCGCAAGATCGCAGAGAGCTACGACCTGCTGGCGTTGAAGGCGATGGAACGTAAGAACCTTCGCAGTGTCATTGATAACGCCAAGCAAGACATCGAGCATGCCAAGCGCACCATAGCTGAGGCTGAGAAGAAGCTGGAGAACGGTAATGGTTTTGACCACGTTTTTCAAGCCGTGAAGAACGTGGTCAGCATCAAGTAATGTACCCTGTTCTTGACCGTCTCAGGGAGATCGTCGAGAAGTCAAAGCGGTCGAACCACGTGGTGCGATACGAGGACATGTGCTGGATCATATCGCACCTCTACGACATCGTCACGGAGATCGACGATATCTGTGAAGACAACAGGGTCAAGCATTTGGATCAGTGATTTAAGGAGGTTTTCATGATCAAGGATTCAGGTCTTCTCGTCTTTGTGTTCGTCATGATCGGATTGTTCTTGACGATCGTCTTTCCGCTCCCGATCAATGACATGATGATGGCACTGCGATGAACAGGGCAGGTCACCAGTTCGGAGGTTATGAGGCTCCAGGTCCTATCGTGCCTCGAGGTCAAGGTTATCAGGAGAACGACTTGACGAAGTGTCCTCCGATGGATCCTGAGGCGGCGGCAGAGTTCGTGCGACTGCGCAGGGCTCAGGAATGCGCCATGATGGCCGAGAGAGCCGAGGAGATAGACCAAGGTCTAGTTCACGAGACCTACGCTGCCATTTGTAGCAAGCAGCTGTAGCTCAGTTGGTTAGAGCGTTTGATTGTGGATCAAGAGGTCGGTGGTTCAAATCCACCCAGCTGTACCATGCAACAGGAGATCACCATGCCTAAGACTGCATTTACCGTGAAAGACTCCGATGGCAAGCAGCACGTGATCGTGACCAGCACCATCACTGGTGTCGAATACGATTCTGGTAAGCCTGGAGTGCCGGCTCAGCCGGCCGTCGAAGCAGTCGAGGCCAAGCCAGGCAGGCCTGCCAATGGTGCCGATCCTGGCGAGCCGCCTACGCCTGCCGTCGAAGCCAAAGAGGAAACTAAGGCAGAGCCAGAAGTGCCGCCCACTGCCACGATCACCTATGGTGGTGGCAGTGCCAAGGTCAACATGAGAATTACAGACCTTCTTGATCTCATCAACTCGTGATGAATCCAGGTGCCACTGAAGAGGCGGGCCAGACTGCTAGAGGTATTGTCGACGCTCTCAAGACGCAGCCTCTGGTGTTGGTGTTGCTTCTTATCAATCTGATCTTCGTATCTTTTCTTGGGTTTGGAATGCACGAGCAGGCGGCGCGTAAAGACAAACTGATAGAAGATCTGGCACGATACGTCGCCTCTTGTCCATCAGCAGTGCCAGTGTTGCCTAAGGAGTGACGCATGGCCTCCTGGTTCAACTACGTCCCTTATGCCTTCCGTGCGCTTCAGTATCGTGCAGAGATCGAGGAGTTCATCGAGGAGGCTGAGCCGGCGTTCAAGAAAGCCATTGCCATGATCCCGGAATTTCAGAGGCTGTTCGACAAGGCAAAGGATCTTCTCGCGAAGATTGCACCAGACCTGTTTCCTGCGTTGTCCAAATCGCCAGACCATCCGGTGACGGTGTCGCCTTCGACATCGTCGGAATACGACGTGAGGTGGCTCCAGACAGCTCTCAATGCCAAGATGCCAAACGTGACTCCGCTCAAGGTAGACGGCATCTATGGACCTAACACCAAGAGCCGAGTCGAGGCATATCAGCAGCTCCATAATCTTAAGATTGACGGCTGGGCCGGCATCGAGACAATGGGGTCATTGCTAGGATAGCTTTTTAGGGGAGAAGAAACGTCCCAAGGTTGTCACAGTAAGGAGACAATCTGATGGGAATATTGGCTTGCTTGTTATTCTTGCTTGCCGGCATGTCCGGTGCCGCTGCCAACTTCGATGAAGTCATGCGTGATATCGCGTTGCGTGAGTGCAACTACTACTCGACGTGGAAGTATCCCTATAACCGTCAAAGCGGAGGGGATGACTTTGGTCGAGCTCGTGACAGCACGTATGCCATCTGCATGCTGAGTCACGGCCAGCGGCCATGAATAATCCTCCTCGGTTGTGATGATCGAGGAGACTTTTCTCGAGAAGGATTTCTTCTTATGACGACCGATGACAAAAAGCCAAAGCCTGTTAACCAGAATGTTTCAACTCAAGATCTGGATATCGGCAAGCCGGTGCTTGGCGTCAAGAAGACAGAAAGATCTAGTGATCCAAAGAAGAAGTGATGTCGCTTCTTGACTGGCTGAAAGTCATCGAAGATTTCTTGAAGGGTGACCACATGCCAATGGTCCTTATCGATTCTAAAGAATGGAACCAGTTGGTCAACAGGATCAATTCGCTGGGAACGAAAGTCGACACGCTCCTGGCGTTTTCAACCAAAGGTGTCGACAAAGCAAAAGTGGAGGATTTCATGGCTAGCACAGGTAAGACCCTCGACGACATCATCGCCGACATCAAGGATCTCGGGACCAAGGAGGACGGACTGGTTACTTTGATGAACGGCCTCGAGCAGCAGCTCAAGGACGCTCTCGCTGGAGTCAGCTTGCCGCCGGATGTACAGGCCAAGATCGACGCTGCTTTCGATGCGGTAGAGTCACGCAAGCAGGCGATCCAAGATGCGATCGATGCCAACACGCCTCCGTCGCCTCCTGTTGAGCCTGCTCCACCTGTTGATCCGAATGCACCGCAAGTCAATCCTCTTTGATTTGCCTCCGGTTTGAGGCATCCTAAGTCGGTCGCATCGTCTCGGCATTATGCCTTCTAAACCTTCCCCGGTGAGGACGACGATGCGGCCGATACTTGAAGAAGCAATTAACATGACGATCGAGGTGACATGGATCGACCGTGGGCGGGAGCCGCAAAATCCTCCTGACCCTGCTTATCCCGATGGCATCCACCTTGACATGACGACACGCAGCACCGTGAAGGCCTGCACCACGATGCTTCCTTATCCGGCCAAGCGATGCGGCATCTACCACATCGAGTGCGGCACCTGCGGCTTGAGAGTTGCCGTCACCACCGCCGGCCGCCCTGATGATCCGCGGAGCGTCAAGCTCAGCTGTAGAGGTCACTGATGGGAAGCCTTCTCAGGTTCAAGAGCCCGGTGTTCATAGACTCTTTCCGCAACTTCTTGACAGGTCTAGGTGTTCTCGGAGTCGACAAGAACGAGAGCACCTACTGGGCGTTCAGCGACCTCGATGTGGTAGAGCTGGAAGCAGCGTACCGCTGTGACTGGCTCGCTCGCAAGATCATCGAGATACCGGCCTATGACTGCACCAGGGCGTGGCGACAGTGGTTCGGCACCAAGGAGCAGATAGCTGCTCTCGAGGAGACTGAGAAGGCATTCGGTCTTCAGCGCAAGCTTCTCTCGGCACTGGAGAAGTCCCGTCTCTACGGCGGTGCTGCCATGGTTCTTGGCGTAGACAGCGGAACCTTTCAACAGGAGCTGAATCTCGACGAGGTCAAGAAGGGCGATCTCAAGTTCATCCACGTGGTGTCGCGACACATGATCGCTGCGGGCCCAAGGGTTCTCGAGATCACCAGCCCGTGGTTTGGAGAACCTACCTATTACACTCGCAGCAATTCCATCACCATCGCTCCTCCTGGTGGAGTCGAGCCGATCGGTGAACCGA